TGCTGGTTTTAAATCTGTTCCTCACCACTGTAATAAACCTTAGAAGTTAACTCAACAAACAAAATTGATGGATCTACAATAACTGGTCTTACCGAAGCAACCATGTACTTCTTTAGATCTTCGATAATTTCTTGTTTTGTTAATGATGTAAGGAAAGAAGCATCAGTTGGTTTTAATACAATAAAAACTTTACCATACTCTGGTGGGTCTTGGTCTTCGCCGCCAAAAATAATAATATCACTTACTGATGGATATACTTTACGAATGATAGCAGAGTAATCTTGAGCAGTTACAGCACGATCCTGTGTGCCATACATTTTTGGAGCATTTCTCTTAATGTTCTTAATAGACTCTTTATCTTCTCCACCTGTAGAAGCTTCTACATTAGTAATGGCAGTACTAAATGCGTTTGGAGATACACCATTTGGGTTTTCAATAACTCCAGAAAACACAAATGTCTTAACACCGTTGGACTCTGGTCCTGATGTTGTAATGTAAGATACTTCTACTCTAGATCCGTTATCAACTTTCTTACCTAAAACACCATCACCCAATAAAATTTCGTATCTATCATCTTCGATCTCTTCAATGAAGAAAACTTTTGATGTAGAATCAACGTTTAGGATATTATCAGCAACGAGATATGACTCATTGAAATTACTACCAGAAGGATATACCTTCACTCTAATAGTATTAGTGTCAATGTTTTGGTTGTCAAGAACAAATCTTTGTGATTTTAATGATGTGTTAACAGTAAATGTGTTGAGAATCTGTGTTCCTTCTCTAACTTCAACATTATCAAATGTCGCAACGTTGTTAACTACTTGTCCTGTTACATCCTCTAATGTGATGTATTGATAAATGTTGTTGTCAAACGAACTAATAAATCCTGTTCCTTTCTTCAGTAGGAGTTCAGTATCAGTTGTTGATGTTCCATAACTTACGTTAAAAGAAATATACGCAGTAGGAGAGGTGATACCTTTGGGTCTGTATCCTAATTGCTTCGCAATCGCTACTACGTTGTCTCTTAAGGTGGCAGAATCAATGAATAGTTCATTGACTACCAGATTAGCATTAAACGCCGTATAATACGTATTATAGGCAAGTGTGTCAATTAATGTTGATAGGACTGATCCATCAAAATCATAGTCAGTAAAATCTGACTGTGCTCTGATATATTCTTTCAGAGCAACTTTGATATCTTCAAAGTCTAAATTAGCAACCTGAGTATATGGCATTATCGTGTGCGCTCTAAGAAGAATTCTACTGCTACTGGTGTATCGTCTCTACCTACGATCGTGTACGATAATTCAACTTCATATCCATTACTCATCTCGTCTGGTATGCAGTTAATAGTATTAACACGAATTCGTGGTTCGTAACGATTCAATACATCTGCGATCTCTGATCTGAGAATACCAGCACTACCATAATCTAATGGTTCAAATAATATATTTTGAATATCACAACCTAATTCCGGTTGAAATGGTCTTTCTCCCTTCCTAGTAAGGAGTAAGGCAGTAATCGATTGAACGATAGCTGCCTTATCTTTTACCGTTACTAAATCATCACTTACAGGATGCTTCTTAAAGGTAATACTCAGATCTTTAAATGTCTGAAAGGTCGGCATCTAGACACAGCAGTAGGCTGTTACTATTTATCACTTACCAACGAATCCATCTGCCCATTCTTGAGAATCAAAAACCTCTTCGTTCTTTGCTTTGTTACGATTACGTTTTGCTGACATGTTTAGATACTTATCACTATCAGTCTCGGTGATCAGTGTCATACCTTCATTAACAAAGTCTTCACCTTTGTCAACTGATCCGTCTAAGTGGTTAGGGTGTCCCATTTTGTTTCTCCTTTAGTGTTTGCCAAAAATAATCATCGGTGTCTCCTAGGCGTCCCCAGGTGCTCCCGCTCTCAACTTGGTATTCTATAGTAGATACCTTGAAATCGGGCATACAGGGCGTCTCAGGCGTCAATGAGAGGTCATACAGTCGCATCCTGTTATTTGGATACAACGCAAACTGACCGTTCTCTAGTGCTATACAATTGTGAGACTTATGCTCTTGTGGCACTTCGCTTACATTATTATCTATCGTATCTTTGTTCGCATGATAGTTATCTAATGTAAACAAATACGAACCTTTCTGTAGGTCATGATCACGGGTACGTAACTCAACATCCATCTCAGCAATGAAACCTTTGTTGATTGCCATAACTCCATAATCCATACAATTCCAGAATTGTAGATTGCCCAGATCCATGTCTATGACTGGAGTTTGGGGGAATTGCAAAAACGCACTAATTGGAAGTTTGTCATACATCGCACCATATTCTGGTAAGTATGTCTCAAAGTAAAAAGCACGTCCAGGTATGCTTTTAGCAGATACCCAGACTCCCTCTACAAACTCCCCATGTCCATCTTGATGATCTCGTAAGTATTCCCTACGAACCCATACTTTCTTAGCAGGAAGGTTGCAAATTAAATTCATCCCCTACCTTGTCCTCTGTAACGCTTCTTAGCATTGTTACGTGATGTAGAAGTATACTTAGTATGCTTACCACGTCCTTGACGAGTGCGCTTCGGACGAGACTCAATTGTGTCTGCTCCTGATAGTCCAACTCTGCTCTTTGCCATAATTTAAACTGCGGTTTGTGTTCCAATTACTATTGTAGGATACTGAAACGGTCCTGTCAAGGGTCTTTCGGTAGATCCGATTAACAATCTTGCTTCATCTCCACTGACTGCTGGTAACTGACCATTAATAAAAACAGTCTTGTTGATTTTAGGTATAATAGTACGCTGCCCCGGTTGACATGGTAATGGTACTGCCGGGTTAACTTTAATACCCTCTACAGGTGTACACTGATAGGGCACAGGAATGCCCGCAATGATCTCTAAAGTTACTCCACCTACCTTTATGGTAGTCGGCACCGTTGCGCCTCCTATGGGCGCTGCTGGATACAAACAATTACCATCGGTACTCGGCGTATCTAGTGTCTCTGGTCCTGCTAAAAATGCCATTACACTACCCTCGCAACATGTAGTAAATCTTTCTTAATACCCTCTACATTATTATGCAGATAATCTAATGTCTCTGAGAGACTTTCATAATCAGATTCCGTGGGACGACGATACATCAATTGTGGTCGCTCCAGCTGCGATATCCGTTGGTCCAGGCTCGTCAACCTCTCGGACAGCTTCTGGAGTGCGCTCTCCAACTTCTGCTGCTGCTGTGACAACTCTTCCATCGTTTTGATCTCCTCTGTTGAATGCTTCTGATGCTCTCGACTCAAATTCGTCACAGAATGCATCGAAATTACTTAATATACTATCGAAATCTTTGAACTCGTCTTTTTCAGGCATTTTTTTGCTGGGAAATTTTTTTGGGTTTCAAGGTTTCTAAAAAACCATTTTCAAAAATATTTAGTGCTCGTCTCATGGATTAATTCCATATTTGGCATAGTATTTCTGCTTTAAATGGTGCCATTTACCATCCTTCTTAATATAGTAATAACCACTTGCTCGTTTTTTAATTGTTCCTTCTGGATCTCCATATTTCATTCCCGTATTCCATGAAGATCCTTTTAGTCCTTTGTTCCATGGTGGTCTTTCACTTGGAATTAAAACCCACTCACCATCTTTTTTAATATACTTACTAGAATTTCCTTTGTAATTTCTAATTGTACCTTCTGGTAGAGCATTCCGAGCCATGTTTTCTTCTCTCGTAACCCATCTCAAATTATCTACATGATTATTTTCTTTGTTGCAATCTATATGATCAACATCTGATACATTATTTGGATTTTCTATGAATGCTTCGGCAACTAGGCGATGTACGTAATACTTTATTTGTTTCGCAAACTTTCCGTTTTCATCATAGATTGATATATTGACTGATTGATACCTTGTGACATTCTCGGTAATGGTGCCTCTGGAATGACTTTTTAATTCTTTGCCATCCCTGAAAACTATTCCAGTATCCGATACTGAATACCTTGCAAACTTTGTGGGAGAAATTTTCATGGAGGATTTTTTTATTTTTCAAATATTATAGCATACAAAAGAGCCCCCTCTGGGAAACGTTTGTAGGTTAGGAGGGACCCATGGATTTTCGCTTGGCGCATCGCTAAGGGCGCTAGGGGGGGCAATATACAGTCCTTAGACTGTCCACCCCTGTCCCCGCTGTGATCACAACTCTGCTAGCATCTCATTCATCTCATCAGCGTCGATCTCTGGATTGTCCCATGCCACGCCGTCTGCTGTCTTGCAGAGCATACGACCAATCT